GTAAAGAAACTATGGAAGGTCTGGATTTCATAGACCCATTTAGTTATGGTAGATTTATTGGCGATAAACTTAATAAAGGTTATGAATATTTGGCTGGTGAAGAATTAGGCACAACAATATGGAAAGCGTTGAACCCAGAACAAGCAAAGATGATGGAGGAAGCACGTAAAAGAGATTTGAACCCTCAACCCCAACCAGATCAAGGACCAAAACTTCCACCTGGAATGGATCCAGAAAGTCCCGAAGCAGAAAAGTTCTATGAAGACTATTATAGTCCAAAAGGTGGACCTGTTGATCAATTAATGCAACAACAAAATGAACTTGATAAAAATGTTCAAGAAAATCTAACTCAAACGCAAATGCCAATGGCACCAACAGTTATAAACAACACAACTCAAGTTCCTGTGCCAGTTCCGAAAAGTTCTGGCGGAACAGGATTAAATGCAATTCAAGTTAGAAATAGTGAACCTTCTGTTGCAACATACATTGCATCAATATTTGATCATCCTGTGACTCACCCAGGAATCTATAAGATGTAACTGGGCATTAAAATGCCCAGTTGAATCCTACGAACACTCTGTCAATACCATCATTAATATCTGCACGTTCTGCGGTTGAGTTATGAATCCATGCAACCTCAACCTCAGTTCGACTAGACAATCTCCAAAGCAATCCAGCACTCAAGTGAAACGTCAATGTGTCACTTACGAGTGGTCGATCATTTTGCGTCAACTCATCATCGGTGTACATAGCACCGAGTTCTAAGAATGGGTGTACTCTCCAGTCACCAACATGAACACGTCGAGCGAATGTGAATCCCCAAATATCATTATAGTTCTCACCGCCAAACTTTTCAGCTCTGGCATACCAATCACCATACGATACTCCAAGCCTTTGGGTTATCAATTCGCTAGACTTCAATGTTCCGCCTGTAAGTCCTATGGAAACTTTAGGCTCTTTAGCTTCAGCTGCAAAAGCTGCAACAAGAAGAATTAAAAACACCACAACTATCCATAAAACTTTTGAGCGAAATATTGCGTTCATATTAGACTCCTATTAGTCGTCCCTTCTCTTCAGCTTAAATCGAAGCACTGGCGCTTTCGATTTTCCTGATGTAAACTTATGATTTACTTCATTTGAAAAATCAGAAACTTCAAGCTCAGTTGTCGTTACTGTAATTGCGAAGTAATAAGTTCCAGTTGTAAGACCAGTAATTTCACCCTCTAATGCGGTTGGATCAACATCAACAGAGTTCGTGTAATTACCTGTGGCTGTACCATAATGAACAGTGTATTTCAAGATATCTTCTGGTAGAATTGCTGTACCATCCTCGTACTGTGTTGGAATATCCCATTCCAACACAGCAGTGTAGCTATTAGCATAGACTATACCAGGAAACAAAAGTAATAGAGCCGCAAGAATACGTCTCATAAAACCTCCTGTCAATCCGCTAGTTTCCTAAAAAATTCCAGAGTATCATCTTCATCACCAGAATTTGAGTCGCCAGCGATCACTGGTTCGTCATCACCTGAATCTTCTTCAACAGTCCGTGCTTTGGTTGCGCCAGCCAGACTCAGAACACGATTCAGTTTTGCTTTCAGTTCATCATAGGGCATGAACTCTTTCGGACTCAGAAACTCAACAAGCGAATAAGACTCTTTCCAGACTCGTTCGATTTCAGAATCATCATCCGACACTGGGCTGGGAGAATCGAACTCAGACTTATCATAGTTACGATAACCCTCAACCATACGAATCTTCAGCTTGAAGTTCGCACCTTCCCAGAAATTGAAAGGATTTACTGCCGTCTCATCTTCAAACTCAGGCTCAAGCATTGCTTGAATCTTATCAAAGATCTTCTTTCCAAACTTGTAAAGAAACACTTTCCCGTCATTCGAGGGATTCGCTGAATCTTTGACAACAAGAATATTGGCGACGTATGACAGCTTGCGCTTCTGCTTTCGCACGATGTCTTTGTTAGACTCAATCCCACTATTCCAAAGACTGGAATTGTGCTCACACACTGGGCATGGCTTATTGATCGAAGTCAGACAGTTTTCGATCAGCCAGCCACCAGGTCCTTGGAATCCATGATTGAAGATCTGAACCCAAGGCATCGCATCTTCACCATCAACGAAAGGTGCATCGAGAAAACGAATCACAGCATAACCATTACCAGCTTTATCAACTTCTGGTTGCCAGAATCGTTCGTCTTTAGATGACGTTCCCTTCAGCTTACCAAGTTCTTTGGTCAGCTTGTCGATTGATGATGATTTCTTTTTCAGATTTGCGAGAGACATTGCCATATTTGTATACTCCGTATGTTATTGTATGCGACTTATCCACATTATTCTCATAATGTACAACCATTATATATTCTTTCTGTCAGGATGTAAAGAATTAATTAGTTCTTTTTTGTAGAGGTTTATGTTTAGATCATTATACATGAACAGGAATGGTTTGTATTTGTTCAGTTGCTTTTTCAACATATCAAACATAAAGTCATCTAATTTATTTGACCAACGATCAATCAATCCAAGTATAGCATCGATGATCAAAAAGTTATCCTGAGAAATTTCACCTTGGTACACCATATTCAGTAACTCTGGTGATTGTCCATCGATTACTCGAAGCGATTCACCAAAGTCAATTTGCTGAAGTTTACATAAATCCTCCTTGAAAAAATACATCCTTGATTGTTGTTCCCTTGTCCAATCCTTGAAGATTTCTTTGGCTTCATCCGTCAATAGATCACGAATCCATATTCTGTTTTTCTTTTGATAGTATGCAGCTGTGTAATAGGGAAGTTCAGATTCATTACAGATCCTGGAAAGTTTCACGAAAGCATATTTGTCCTTGCTTATTTCAAAAGCATGTTCGCTGACTTTCGTCTTTCCGTGATATTTGAAGTAATCATAGTTATCAGAATTGAAGTGTAACTTCAGAGCCTGATAGGATTTATAGATATCATATGCTGACATTTCAAATACCAGGAAGCTGTGAAGTCCTCTGAATGTAACCCAGTTCCTTTGCTTCCATTTCAAGTTTAGATTTCAATGATTCGTCGACCAACTTAGCAGCCACTTCGATTTCAAGTCCAGTTTGTTCGCAATGATATACAATGGCATCCATGTGACTCATTGATTTTTGGTGCGCCAAAGTTTGAATCAGAATCGAAAATAGATTCTTTTCTTCTCTCGTCATATTAACCTCTTTCTGCGTAGAATTTGTGCGCGCCGATTTGACCTACAAATTCTTTTTTCCTAGCCCACCAAGGATACACTCGCGTGGAGTGATAATAAACAGCGTTGTTTAAATATTCAAGTTCAGTTTCACCAGTCAGAATATTTTCTGCGAGTTCATAAGTCTCGCGGAATTTCGGATTGTTTGGATCGACTCTGCGACCTTTACATATCCAAGTGAACTCACAGTTACCACGATGACTTCTTTGATGTACCACATCGCAGACTGTATCGGGGAATCGATACTGACTCACACGATTGAGAGTTACAGCAGCGACTGCCAATTGCCCACGCAAAGGCTGATTGCCAGCTTCGTGGTAAATATTCTCGGCGAGGCAGTTTGTTTCTTGCGCCAGAAGCTCATCAGGAACTTCTTTCGGCTTCACAGGCGCATCATCAATAATTGGATCTCCTATAACTTCTGGTTGGGGAACGTCGATATCATATGCTACTTCTTGAACGGAAACGAGTCTAACGTAATTTATTGCTGTAGCAAAAGTTATCAACGCAATTAGGATTGCGTTTACTAATTTTTCTGCAGTCATTTTCTCTACTTTTTGCGGCTGATTAAAATATTTAGTTTAAATATTCTACGTTGTTTTTGATGTAAAATCAAATAATAGTGGGAGTTTTTCTGTTGCCAGGTGGTTCCCAGGGGAACACGAAACTCCCGAAACCCCGAGAGAATCACGCTGCTAGAGCGTATTCCTCAGTATAAACGTCATCGTTTGCGTTTATTTTTTTGCTTCTTCGACCGAGAAATCCCAATCCTACGACTTTAGCATTGCCGAATCGTCCATCTTTCTTCCGTGCCCTGTCGAAACCTGACACCCCCACCAAAATAGACTCAGCGAATATACTTTGGTGGAGGTGGGCGGAATCGAACCGCCGTCCAGAACAGTTCCAATTGATATCATACGATCATAATTGCTCAGTTTGGATTCGAACCTTGTCCGTGTGTTATCCACCTGCACGTCCCACCGTACTGACCGAGCAAAACTTATTTATAAATGTAAGCATTCCATTCTTTTGAGCCTTCCCCAATGGACTTCATCCTATTGATTATTTCCCGATCAACTAGGTCAGGATGAACCCACCAATCTTCAAACGATCCAGTGTTTGGAAATTCAGATTGATTTGGTGTTATATTTGAAACAACCAACTCATAACCTTTTTCTAGGAGATATCGAGCGCTCGCCTCTTTGTAAATTGGACCATAAATGTATGCATCATGTTCATATGTGATTGTCGCAAATTTATGAGTATCCATTGGTATATTGTAAAGAGCAGTTAAAGTATTCACATTATCCAAATCTAAACTTAGATAGTCTATATTTGTTTCTTGAATATTTCCCCTATGCAGCAATTCACGATAATCAACCTTTGTTCCATCAACAAGTTCTATATGATGTTTCCTATTTGATTTATGATCGTTGAAATAAACTTCATTATATTCTACAGAAACACCTCTCCAATTAAATTCAGTTTCCAATAGAAATGTGTTATTCGTGTATGCATACGGTCCTGCACCAACTTCCAAATACGTTCCGTTTCTTTTACCGTTTAAAGCAGCCAACACGAATAAATCTTGACCAGCTTGAGAATAATTTTTCTCGAGCAATTCACTGCCATTAAATTCAAACCTAAGATTTTTCATAAGAAGCCCATTTACTTGTATTATTTTATTTATGATGTTGCCAGAGCTTATCCGTTCCGCCCAAATGTCCCCAATCAGAATCGACAGTCATTTTGCTAGAAATTCCACCACGCGGTCGAAATTCAATTTCAATTCGAATTCGATCGGGTTCATAAACTTCTTTCATGTGTTTATACATGACATCGATGCATCGTTCGTAACTCACAATTACATCTCGATACTGGTATAGATATTCTTTCAAACTTTTCAATTCAATCGTTTTATCTTTCCCATAAAACCAAATAGCAATTTGACCAAAGTCTGGTTGGTTATGAACGCCAAGAAAAGTAAATTCTGGAATTGAAATTTTTTGTTCATATCCAACAGCAGCGTTTGGTAAACTTTTCAGAATTGAACCATCAATCGACTTCCAAAGTTTTTTATCGGGCATTATATACTGCCTCTGCACACACTTTCTCGAACGTGCGAAAAGTCCTGTCAAATCGATAACCATAAATCGTGATCAGACCCAGCATATAGTTATCAATCTTATCTGTAAGCTCAGCAGACAGTCCAGCGAATTCTTCGCTGTCTAGAATTTCTCGAAAGAGTTTCAGATCATCAACAATCTGCCATGTTTCCATAATTTGCTGTTCAAGATCAAATCGCGCTGTCATCTTTCTTCTCCAAAATTATTTTATCACCATCAACAGAGATATGAATTTCGTCACCTTCTTTCCATCCCAGCGATTCCAGAATCTCATCTGGAATTGTGACGAAATGTTCACCAAAAATATCTTGTTCAATTACTGTTTGCATTGTTTGCTCACTTCTCTACATTCAGAAAGTGCATACTGTTTCGCACAAGGTATAGGAGGATTATCGTCAGGATGACAGGTGCATTTGCGCTCGCCATCATACACACCTTTAGGAAGATCAGGTCGAAATTTCCAAACCCAAAAATCTG